AGGTAAATAATGGCAATTTCAAGAGCACAATTAGCTGCCGAACTAGAACCGGGTTTAAATGCACTTTTTGGTATGGAGTACGACCAATACGACCAAGAATACGCTGATATTTTCTCAATCGAAGACTCTTCAAAGGCTTTCGAGGAAGAAGTATTAATTGTTGGTTTTGGTTCTGCACCTGATAAATCAGAAGGTCAAGGCGTAGTCTATGACAACGCTACTGAAAGTTACACTGCAAGATATACCCACGATACAGTGGCGTTAGCTTTTGCACTAACTGAAGAAGCAGTTGAAGATAATTTATATGACTCGCTAGGAAAAAGGTATACAAAAGCACTTGCACGTTCTATGGCTAACTCCAAAGAAGTGAAAGGTGCTAATGTTCTCAATAACGCATTTAGTTCAAGTTATACTGGAGGAGATGGTGTTTCATTAGTAAACACAGCTCACCCATTAGCTGGTGGAGGCACTGCTGCAAACAGAGCTACTACTATGGCTGACTTAAACGAAACTTCATTAGAAGATGCGTTGATTGATATTGCAACATTCACAGACGATAGAGGTCTAACAATCTCTGTTAATGCTTCAAAACTTGTGGTTCCACCGAACCTAGTTTTTATAGCTGACAGAATTTTGAACAGTCCTCAAAGATCTGGAACTGCGGATAACGATATTAATGCTATCAAAAACACTGGGGTATTACCCGGTGGTTATGGTGTTAATCATTATCTGTCAGATACAGATGCTTGGTTTGTACTGACTTCAGTAACAGACACAGGTGAAGGTCTTAAAATGTTCCAAAGAACGCCTATGGAAACCAATATGGAACCTGATTTCTCAACTGGTAATATCAGATACAAAGCTAGAGAACGATATAGCTTTGGCTGGTCTAACTGGAGAGGAATCTATG